TTACGCCTTCTTTATATCCTCCATAATTCCACAGTGGGACATATTTGGGACATTATCACCAAAAATGTCGTCTATTTTCCTTGCATGCTCTGTCAAATGATTAGGCGCAAGGTGAGCATACCTACGAACCATTTCTATGGACTCCCATCCGCCCATTTCCTGAAGCACAGATAATGGGACGCCTGACTGGATCAGCCAGCTTGCCCAGGTGTGTCTGAGGTCATGGAAACGGAAATCTTCAATTCCTGCACGACGACAAGCTGATAGCCATGATGTCTTGCTGTCGATGCGCATCTTCCTGACCGCAGGCGTTGATGTTCCATCTGCTCGCTTAGCCGCCTTGGTATGTACAAACACCCATTTGTGATGCTTGCCTATTTGATCACGCAACACTTTACAGGCGGTATCGTTCAGCGCCACACCAATGGCGCGGTTTGATTTGCTCTCTTCTGGATTCACCCAGGCAACTCGTCGCTGCATGTCGATTTGTTGCCATTCCAGATTTATGATGTTCGACTTTCTCAGACCAGTTGCCAGCGCAAACTTGACGACAGATTTCAGTGGTTCGGGGCACTCATCAATAAGGCGTTTTGCTTCCTCCTTTTCCAGCCATCTGACTCGCTTGTTTCTGACCGCTGGTATCTTGATGACAGGCGCTTTTTCCAGCCACTTCCAGTCGCGTTCTGCAGCACGGAGAATGGCCTTTATCATGGCAAGATGCTTTGCCTTTGTCTGAGTTGATACTGGCTTTGGTTCATAAACAGGCGGTTCTTTACCTTTCCTGATGGCGGCCTGAACTTTCTGTTTCCATATTTCTTTCGTCTTTCTGTTATGCATTCTGCTTACAGCAGAGTAAATCTTTGCCTCCGAGATATCTTTAAGCCTTATACCCTCAAAATGTTCAAGCCAAAACTCAATCCGGCTTTTATCTGAATCGAGAGATTTTTTATCAGCTTTTTCCTCAAGCCATCTTAGGCAGGCCTCTTCAAAAGTGACATCAGGTAAATCCCCTAGCTTTTCTACTCGCCAGAGTTCTGCTTTTCGCTTGTCGTGCAACTCCTGAGCTTGCCGCTTGTCCTTTGTGCCAAGAGATTCCTTAATTCGTTTCCCGCCCGGGAGCGAATACGAGGCATACCATATTTCATTTCTGCGGAAGAGTGACATTTTCTTTCCTCTGTTATGCCATCACCCGCGCTCACCTGGACAGTATGCAGCGGAGACTGAAGCGCCGCAATGCAAGCTTGCCGTGTTGTGAGGTAAGGAGATTTTGGCTTGGTTGGATCTTTACGTGTTGCCTGTAGGCGGCCTGTTCGTATCCAGTTGGTGGCGGTTGGTCTGGATATCTTAAGAAACTGACAGGCCTCATCGAGTGTGAGGCTGTATGGCTCCATTATTTCACCTCTTGCTGTGTCATTGTTGAAAAATGGATACCAGCTCGTTGCTGCCAGACGATCCAACCGAGAGTCATATCCCATGCCATGTATTCGTTATCGCCGTTTTTTGCTCTCCGACGATCTACTAAGTCACCGAAACGCTTTTCCATGAATAATTCATAGGCTTCGCGTTCATCTGGCTCTACTTCCAGAGATACGAGTGCGATTTCATAAGCACGGCGCTCAATATCGTCTCGAACCTCTAGGCTGCTGATTCGTTCTTTGATTTCTTTAATCAGTTCTTTATTGGTAAATGTGGTCATTATGCTCCAGCCTCCGGTGCTTTTGGCATTACTGCCCAGTGAGTGATATTGACGTTTTCAAGGTCCCCGACCTGAAATGTCCACTGCCATTCTCCGGTTTCTTTTTGTCCCCAGGTGTACCAGAGAGAACGCCAGCCAATCAGCCAGCCTTCTCCATTAGCATCAAATAACAGAACACTTTCATTTGCTGGTGGCAGTTCAGCTGACACTGGTATTATTTTGTTTTCCAGTGCCGCACATTTAGCTTCAAGCGCGTCGAATTTACGTACCAGGTACTCAGCATTTGTTTCGTTCACTTTCAGATCTCGCGGTACACATTTCCCGCGAAGAAACCCTTCCATTTCGAAAACATTCATGCGCATTTGCGTAACTCCGATAAATCGTTAAAACGTTCCATAAACATCCCGTAGGCATGACCCGGTGCCAGTGGAATCACGTTGAACATCTCTGTTGCCGGGATGCCTTCCAGTACAGGCCAGAAAGAGCCATCATCAAGCCCGAGATCGCGGCGTTCGGTTGCCAGCATGATGAGATCGGCATATTTCACGGGTGTACTCATAACTGGGGGTAACCCGTATTTCTCACGGATTACGGCGTCTATTTTTTCTTCCATCCGTTTATAGTCAGGAAGAAGGCGTTTCAGTGGTGCGGGAATGTCCTGGCAATACGCTTCTGTTGCATCATGCATTAACGCTTCAAAAGCAAATTCCTGCGGCACCAGCTGGCTGCAAAGAACCGCATGTTGGGCGACGCTGTAGAAGTGCGAAAGATGACCGGCAAAGCGACAGATATTTGAAAGGGAAACCGCGATATCGTTAATATCGATGTCGTCTTTATTTATCTTGTCATAATAAAAATGCTTCCCGGAAAAAGTTTTAATAAATGACATTTTGTTCTCCACGTGTATGCACTGCACCGCGCTGAATTCTGGTAAAAGGAAGCCCTCACCATCCGGTGATTATTGAGTTAATTACGTTTCCATAAATGCCCCCGCAGGGGCATTTGCAGTAATGAAATCAGGCGGTGAAAGTACCAATAAAGGTTTCTACTTTGCTGTCTTTGAATTTCTCAACAAGCAGATCACGAAATTCGTTAGCCATTTCTTCCTGCACCGCTTCCAGCTGAATAATGCGCAGAACCAGTACAGGACGATCGCCAGTGATAATGCTGAGGCGTAATTTAAATGGACGTTCTTTCAGACCTTCAAACGGAACGCATTTAAATTCAAATGCCCCTGGCATAATGTCTTTGGTCTTCGCTTCGACAGACTCCATCAGGGAGCGTTTGCCGCTGAAGTCATTATCTTCAAAATCAGCGGTCTGGTTCGCTTCAATTGTGATTTTACGGATCGCCGCAGCCGCTTTGGTTGCCTGAATGGCGTCACCATTAGCATCAAAGCCCACAAGGTAGTCGGCCCAGTCTTCAATCCATTCTGCCAGTGACTTCTGGGAGTTACGCTCGCCGTTAACAGACAACAGGGCAGAGAACGGTGCTGTCTTTTTCAGTTTGAGAGTGGCGGTGTTATCTGCGTGACCTGGTTCATCAATAGTACCCAGGTTAAGCACACTGACGGCTTGCATATTATCGGCATCGATAAAGCAGCGGGTGCCTTCATCTGCAAGATCTTTAGAATAACGGGTAAAGTCATCGATGCTGGCAGTGGAAAGCGCACCACGGAAACGGAAGCGATTTAAATTAAATTTTTCCAGATCATGAATGCGGAAATTCTCAGGCAATGCCACAGCATCGGCACAAATCTTACTGATAATTTCATTAACACCCTGAGCAGAAATAAGGGCATGGATTTGATTAATTGCGGTTGCGTCTAAGTTCTGAGACATAATAAGTCCTCACTATATAAAGATATTCAGTGATGAGATAAATAATCAGTTTATTAAGAACGATATTAATGACCTGCTGCGCGTAGTTTTCCGTCAGGTTCACCGGCAAGAGTCAGTAATTGTCCATAGTCTTCCTGCAGAATAGTCAGCACGTACACCGAAAAACGCGAAGACCCGTACTTCAAAGCCAGTTACGACAACGTGGACTACAGCCAGATCCCGGCAGGATTCAGGGGGTGATCATGAGTCTTTTGAATGACGTTCAGAAATTCATTGAAGCCCATCCGGGGTGTACTTCCGGAGACATTGCTGATGCTTTTGCAGGTTACTCACGACAGCGCGTTCTGCAGTCAGCAAGCAAGTTACGTCAGAGTGGGCGTGTGGCTCACCGTTGTGAAGGGGATACACGCAGACATTTCCCGCGGCTGACTGAGATACCGTAGGAGCCGGAACCGCAACCAGTTCGTGAATCCAGACCTGTGCACAATTTCTATGTCGGCACTAACGATCCCCGGGTGATTTTGTGCCTGACCCGCCAGGCGGAAGAACTGGAGTCCAGGGGCTTATACCGTCGTGCTGCAACGGTGTGGATGGCGGCATTCCGTGAAAGCCACTCCCAGCAAGAGCGAAACAATTTTCTTGCGCGTCGTGAGCGGTGTTTACGGAAAAGCAGCAAGCGCGCTGTATCGGGTGAAGAGTGGTATCTGTCAGGGAATTACGTGGGGGCTTAATGACGACGTTAACTCAATGCCAGCAGCAGGTGCTGGATATGCTGATTTCTTACCAGAAAGAACGTGGCTTCCCGCCAACCAATCAGGAGGTGGCTACCATGCTGGGATACCGTTCAGTGAATGCAGCGGTGGAGCATCTTCGCGCACTGGAGAAAAAAGGCGTCATCACGATAAAGCGTGGCGTGGCCCGGGGCATCACGCTTCATACCGCGGTGAAGGACGACGACAGCGAGGTGGCCGGGATTATCCGCGCACTGCTTGCTGGTGAGGAAAACGCCAGGCTGCGTGCAGCCCACTGGTTACATGAGAGGGGGCTGAAAGTATGAAGCTGATTCTGCCTTTTCCACCCAGCGTGAACACCTACTGGCGACACCCCAACAAAGGGGCATTTGCTGGTAAGAGCCTGATAAGCGCGGCGGGGCGAAAATTCCAGAGTGCGGCGTGCACAGCAATAGTTGAGCAGTTACGTCGTCTGCCGAAACCAACGTCGGCACCTGCTTCAGTGGAGATCGTGTTGTTTCCTCCGGATAACCGGATCCGCGATCTGGACAACTATAACAAGGCGCTGTTTGACGCCCTGACCCACGCGGGTGTGTGGGAAGACGACAGCCAGGTGAAAAGAATGCTGGTGGAGTGGGGACCGGTTATCCCGGAAGGGAAGGTCGAGATCACTATCAGTAAGTACGAGAAAACGGCGGGTGCAGCCGCCTGATCAAGAGGAGAAACGAAGTATGAATAATCTGATGGTCATTGATGGTATTGAAGTTCGTCGTGATGCTTATGGGCGTTACAGCCTGAACGATCTGCACAGGGCTGCCGGTTCTCTGGATAAGCATAAGCCTGCATTCTGGCTCCGCAATGAGCAAACTGAACGTTTAATAAGCGAGTTGCAGATTTGCAACTCGGTCAATATAGAGCCAGTTAACGTTATTCGTGGCGGAAATAACCAGGGGACGTATGTCTGCAAAGAACTGGTGTATGCCTATGCAATGTGGATCAGCCCGTCATTCCATCTGAAGGTGATCCGTACTTTCGATATGGTAACCAGCGCATCGGAAAAATTATCCGGGCAGGCTGCTGACAAGATGCAGGCTGGCGTGATTCTGCTGGACTTTATGCGCCGGGAGTTAAACCTGTCTAACTCTTCAGTGCTTGGTGCCTGTCAGAAACTCCAGGAGGCTGTTGGCTTACCGAATCTGGCACCGCGCTATGCCATTGATGCTCCTGCTGACGCGCCTGATGGCTCAAGCCGTCCCACGCTGTCACTGAGTGCACTGCTGAAGCAGTATGGTATCCGCCTGACAGCTAATCAGGCATATCACCAGATGGTGAAGCTGGGGATCGTCGAGCAGCGCGAACGATACAGCCGTACCGCTATTAACAACATCAAAAAATTCTGGTCGCTGACAGCGAAAGGCTGCATGTTCGGCAAGAACATCACCAGTCCCGCAAATCCGCGCGAGACGCAGCCGCATTTCTTCGAATCCCGATTCCCTGAGCTGTTAAAGCTGCTCGATACCGTTCATTGAGGTGACCGTGAGAGCACTACTGACCCCTGAAATTGCCCCGCGTATGGGGATCGTATTGTTCAGGCCCGGTTCAGAGCTGATGCCCCTGTTTATGCAGGGGCGTGTACTGCTGGAGCCTGAGCCGGAGCATTATTCATCTTTCGCCAGTGGTGCCGTTCCCGCGGCATCACAACCGCTGGCGGATGATCCTGCCGTTCGGGCCGTGTTCCGTAATGAGGCAGTGATTCGTCGTGCTGGTGGGGTGGAATGTCTTGAAAGCTGGTTACTTCGTGAAAAAGGCTGCCAGTGGCCTCATTCCGACTGGCACAGCGAGAACATGACCACAATGCGACACGCGCCGGGCGCAATCCGTCTGTGCTGGCACTGCGATAATCAGTTACGTGATCAGTTCACGGAGCGGCTGGAATCAATGGCAACGGATAACTGTGCCCATTGGGTGTTGTCTGTAGTCCGTCGGGATCTCGATTTTAATGATAACCATGCCGTGACAATGCCGGAACTGTGCTGGTGGCTGGTTCGTAATGACCTGGCGGATGCCTTACCGGAAAGCGCAGCCCGTAAGGCACTGAGATTACCGAAGTCTGTTTTGCCGTCTGTCACCCGGGAAAGTGACCTTGTGCCTTCGGTTCCTGCCACCAGCATTATCCAGGATAAAGCGAAAAAGGTGCTGGCGCTGAAAGTGGATCCGGAGTCGCCGGAGTCTTTTATGTTACGCCCCAAACGTCGTCGCTGGGTTAATGAACAGTACACGCGCTGGGTTAAGACGCAGCCGTGTGCATGTTGTGGAAAGCCAGCTGATGATCCGCATCATCTGATAGGCCATGGTCAGGGTGGAATGGGTACAAAAGCGCATGACCTTTTTGTGCTGCCTTTGTGCAGAAAACACCACGACGAACTGCATGCGGATACCGTGGCATTTGAAGAGAAGTATGGCTCCCAGCTGGAGCTGATATTTCGTTTTATCGATCGCGCACTGGCGATTGGTGTGCTGGCCTGATTTTGTGGAGAAAGTTAATGCGTGATATTCAGATGGTTCTTGAACGTTGGGGAGCGTGGGCGGCTAATAATCATGAAGATGTGACCTGGTCGTCCATTGCCGCCGGTTTTAAGGGATTAATTCCTTCAAAAGTAAAATCTCGCCCGCAATGTTGTGACGATGACGCGATGATCATTTGCGGGTGCATGGCCCGTCTGAAAAAGAACAACAGCGATTTGCACGATTTATTAGTAGATTATTATGTAGTCGGTATGACATTCATGTCACTGGCAGGTAAGCATTGCTGCTCTGATGGTTATATCGGGAAAAGGTTACAGAAGGCTGAGGGCATAATTGAAGGGATGTTAATGGCATTAGATATCCGGTTAGAGATGGATATCGTTGTTAATAACTCTAATTAATATGCCAATTGTTTACTGAAAGTTATTAAAAATGGGGCGTTGCAACGCCCCCAAAAATAAAGGGTAATATATAACAGAAGGTTTATATAGTTAGAAGCAAGGTTGTGCTCCTAAAGGAAGTGGCTTGAGGGAGCCACTTATATGTTGGGGAGGCAACGCCTCCCGCAACATATCTTTTTCGTAATCAGATTAGAACTGGTAAACCAGACCTACAGCAACGATGTCATCAGTGCTTACACCGAGTGCTTTAGTGAAGTCATTTTTGTCAAGCAGGTTGATTTTGTAATCAACGAAAGTAGACATATTTTTGTTGAAGTAATAGGTTGCACCTACATCAACATATTTGACTAAGTCCTGATCGCCCCATACTCCAAGATCCTTACCTTTAGATTGCAGGTAAGCAACGGACGGACGCAGACCGAAATCGAACTGATATTGTGCAACAGCTTCGAAGTTTTGAGCTTTATTAGCAACGAAGTGATCAGCAAATACAGTCATATTCTGGGTTTCAGAATAGGTAGTGGCCAGGTAAATGTTGTTAGCGTCATATTTCAGACCTGCGGCCCAAACTTCTGCATTTTTACCGGAAGCAAATACTTCAGGAAGAACTTTCCCTGCATTAACTTGAGTGTCGGTACGATCAGATTTCGCATAAGTTGCACCGATACCGAATCCTTCGTATTCATAGGTAGCAGAGAAACCGAAGCCATCACCGTTACCTTCGGTGTAGTTATCGAAATCGCTACGATCGTTTTTGCCTTGGTACTGAGCAGCAAAGTTCAGACCATCAACCAGACCAAAGAAGTCGTTGTTACGATAGGTTGCAACACCAGTGGTGCGACCAGTCATGAACACATCTGTTTGGGTCCAGGTATCGCCACCGAATTCTGGCAGAACGTCAGTCCACGCACCGATGTCGTATGCTACACCGTAGTTACGGCCGTAATCGATTGAGCCGTAGTCACCGAATTTCAGGCCTGCAAATGCAAGACGGGTTTTGTCTTTGGAGGAACCTTGAGATTCAGCGCGGTTGCCTTTGAATTCATATTCCCACTGACCGAAACCAGTCAGCTGATCGTTGATTTGGGTTTCGCCTTTGAAGCCCAGACGAACATAAGTAGTATCACCATCATCTGCATCGTTAGAGGAAAAGTAGTGCTTGGCATTAACTTTCCCGTACAGATCCAGCTTGTTACTGTCTTTATTATAAATTTCAGCTGCCTGAGCAGACATCGCCATCAGTACTGATGCAGCTACAGCAGAAATTGCCACTGTTAATTTTTTCATCGTGAGCCCTTTTTTTTGAACTATTATTAAAAAATGATGTCACTGCGCGATAAATATTCATCTAATCAATGTGATTATTTCAAGATGTAAGTTTTAGTTTCTCATTTAATTTGTGAAGTAGATCTCTATTTTTATCTGAACTTTTTCTATCGAAACCTATTTATGGCTCTTATTTGAACAAAAATAAATCTATTAGCTAATTTATATTAATGGCTGTTATTTATGGTGGTTCTATAATTCGTCTGTTTAATTTAAACCAGCTAAAAATAACACTGGAAATTATTTATTGGTTATTTGTTGAAGTTTTCTTATGTATTTGTGGTGATGTTTTGAACACTCGGTAGCATTCTCATAAATATCATTCAGTGGTTTACGTACGTAAAAAATTGGTTATGCTGTTAAGAGTGGTTACTTCGTCACACAGCTTAAACCCGCCGTCGCGCTGGTTTTTCCATTTTTTGAGTCTCGATATTAGCTGATAACTCAATACCTGAGTTATTCACTGACTCGGAGTCAGTTACGTTTCTGCTTTTTTGCGATACGTTGTATTCCCTCAATTTACACCCGCTTTGTCTGCGAGGTGGGGTTATGAAATTCATGGATAAGTTAACAACTGGAGTCGCCTATGGCACCTCAGCAGGTAGTGCCGGTTACTGGTTTTTACAGCTGCTCGATAAAGTCACTCCCTCACAGTGGGCAGCAATAGGTGTGCTGGGTAGCCTGGTATTTGGCCTGCTGACGTACCTGACAAACCTTTATTTCAAGATTAAAGAAGATAAGCGCAAGGCCGCGAGAGGTGAATAATGCCTCCATCATTACGAAAAGCCGTTGCTGCTGCTATTGGTGGCGGAGCAATTGCTATAGCATCAGTGTTAATCACTGGCCCAAGTGGTAACGATGGTCTGGAAGGTGTCAGCTACATACCATACAAAGATATTGTTGGTGTATGGACTGTATGTCACGGACACACCGGAAAAGACATCATGCTCGGTAAAACGTATACCAAAGCAGAATGCAAAGCACTCTTGAATAAAGACCTTGCCACTGTCGCCAGACAAATTAACCCGTATATCAAAGTCGATATACCGGAAACAACGCGCGGCGCTCTTTACTCATTCGTTTACAACGTGGGTGCTGGCAATTTTAGAACATCGACGCTTCTTCGCAAAATAAACCAGGGCGATATCAAAGGCGCATGTGATCAGCTGCGTCGCTGGACATACGCTGGCGGTAAGCAATGGAAAGGCCTGATGACTCGTCGTGAGATTGAGCGTGAAGTCTGTTTGTGGGGGCAACAGTGAGCAGAGTAACCGCGATTATATCCGCTCTGATTATCTGCATCATCGTCAGCCTGTCATGGGCGGTCAATCATTACCGTGATAACGCAATCGCCTACAAAGTCCAGCGCGACAAAAATGCCAGAGAACTGAAGCTAGCGAACGCGGCAATTACTGACATGCAGATGCGTCAGCGTGATGTTGCTGCGCTCGATGCAAAATACACGAAGGAGTTAGCTGATGCGAAAGCTGAAAATGATGCTCTGCGTGATGATGTTGCCGCTGGTCGTCGTCGGTTGCACATCAAAGCAGTCTGTCAGTCAGTGCGTGAAGCCACCACGGCCTCCGGCGTGGATAATGCAGCCTCCCCCCGACTGGCAGACACCGCTGAACGGGATTATTTCACCCTCAGAGAGAGGCTGATCACTATGCAAAAACAACTGGAAGGAACCCAGAAGTATATTAATGAGCAGTGCAGATAGAGCTGACCATATCGATGGGCAACTCATGCAATTATTTTGAGCAATACACACGCGCTTCCAGCGGAGTATAAATGCCTAAAGTAATAAAACCGAGCAATCCATTTACGAATGTTTGCTGGGTTTCTGTTTTAACAACATTTTCTGCGCCGCCACAAATTTTAGCTGCATCGACAGTTTTCTTCTGCCCAATTCCAGAAACGAAGAAATGATGGGTGATGGTTTCCTTTGGTGCTACTGCTGTCTGTTTGTTTTGAACAGTAAATGTCTGTTGAGCACATCCTGTAATAAGCAGGGCCAGCGCAGTAGCGAGTAGCATTTTTTTCATGGTGTTATTCCCGATGCTTTTTGAAGTTCGCAGAATCGTATGTGTAGAAAATTAAACAAACCCTAAACAATGAGTTGAAATTTCATATTGTTAATATTTATTAATGTATGCCAGGTGCGATGAATCGTCATTGTATTCCCGGATTAACTATGTCCACAGCCCTGACGGGGAACTTCTCTGCGGGAGTGTCCGGGAATAATTAAAAACGATGCACACAGGGTTTAGCGCGTACATGCATTGTATTATGCCAACACCCCGGTGCTGACACGGAAGAAACCGGACGTTATGATTTAGCGTGGAAAGATTTGTGTAGTGTTCTGAATGCTCTCAGTAAATAGTAATGAATTATCAAAGGTATAGTAATATCTTTTATGTTCGTGGATATTTGTAATCCATCGGAAAACTCCTGCTTTAGCAAGATTTTCCCTGTATTGCTGAAATGTGATTTCTCTTGATTTCAACCTATCATAGGACGTTTCTATAAGATGCGTATTTCTTGAGAATTTAACATTTACAACCTTTTTAAGTCCTTTTATTAACACGGTGTTATCGTTTTCTAACACAATGTGAATATTATCTGTGGCTAGATAGTAAATATAATGTGAGACATTGTGACGTTTTAGTTCAGAATAAAACAATTCACAGTTTAAATCTTTTCGCACTTGATCGAATATTTCTTTAAAAATGGCAACCTGAGCCATTGGTAAAACCTTCCATGTGATACGAGGGCGCGTAGTTTGCATTATCGTTTTTATCGCTTCAATCTGGTCTGACCTCTTTGTGTTTTGTTGATGATTTATGTCAAATATTAGGAATGTTTTCAATTAATAGTATTGGTTGCGTAACAAAGTGCGGTCCTGCTGGCATTCTGGAGGGAAATACAACCGACAGATGTATGTAAGGCCAACGTGCTCAAACCTTCATACAGAAAGATTTGAAGTAATATTTTAACCGCTAGATGAAGAGCAAGCGCATGGAGCGACAAAATGAATAAAGAACAATCTGCTGATGATCCCTCCGTGGATCTGATTCGTGTAAAAAATATGCTTAATAGCACCATTTCTATGAGTTACCCTGATGTTGTAATTGCATGTATAGAACATAAGGTGTCTCTGGAAGCATTCAGGGCAATTGAGGCAGCGTTGGTGAAGCACGATAATAATATGAAGGATTATTCCCTGGTGGTTGACTGATCACCATAACTGCTAATCATTCAAACTACTTAACCTGTGACAGAGCCAACACGCAGTCTGTCACTGTCAGGAAAGTGGTAAAACTGCAACTCAATTACTGCAATGCCCTCGTAATTAAGTGAATTTACAATATCGTCCTGTTCGGAGGGAAGAACGCGGGATGTTCATTCTTCATCACTTTTAATTGATGTATATGCTCTCTTTTCTGACGTTAGCCTCCGACGGCAGGCTTCAATGACCCAGGCTGAGAAATTCCCGGACCCTTTTTGCTCAAGAGCGATGTTAATTTGTTCAATCATTTGGTTAGGAAAGCGGATGTTGCGGGTTGTTGTTCTGCGGGTTCTGTTCTTAGTTGACATGAGGTTGCCCCGTATTCAGTGTCGCTGATTTGTATTGTCTGAAGTTGTTTTTACGTTAAGTTGATGCAGATCAATTAATACGATACCTGCGTCATAATTGATTATTTGACGTGGTTTGATGGCGTAGATGCACGTTGTGACATGTAGATGATAATTATTATCATTTTGTGGGTCCTTTCCGGCGATCCGACAGGTTACGGGGCGGCGACCTCGCGGGTTTTCGCTATTTATGAAAATTTTCCGGTTTAAGGTATTTCCGTTCTTCTTCGTCGTAACTTAATGTTTTTATTTAAAATACCCCCTGAAAAGAAAGGAAACGACAGGTGCTGAAAACGAGCTTTTGGGCCTCTGTCGTTTCCTTTCTCTGTTTTTGGCCGTGGGATGAACAATGGAAGTCAACAAAAAGCAGCTGGCTGACATTTTCGGTGCGAGTATCCGTACCATTCAGAACTGGCAGGAACAGGGAATGCCCGTTCTGCGAGGCGGTGGCAAGGGTAATGAGGTGCTTTATGACTCTGCCGCCGTTATAAGATGGTATGCCGAAAGGGATGCTGAAATTGAGAACGAAAAGCTGCGCCGGGAAGTTGAAGAACTGCGGCAGGCCAGCGAGACAGATCTCCAGCCAGGGACTATTGAGTACGAACGCCATCGACTTACGCGTGCGCAGGCCGACGCACAGGAGCTGAAAAATGCCAGAGACTCCGCTGAAGTGGTGGAAACCGCATTCTGTACTTTCGTGCTGTCGCGGATCGCAGGTGAAATTGCCAGTATTCTCGACGGGATCCCCCTGTCGGTGCAGCGGCGTTTTCCGGAACTGGAAAACCGACATGTTGATTTCCTGAAACGGGATATCATCAAAGCCATGAACAAAGCAGCCGCGCTGGATGAACTGATAACCGCGTTGCTTCATCCGCGATATCGCAGTCGGCGTCACAGGTTGCCCGTGAGACAAAGGTACGCCGGAAACTGGTAAAGGAAAGGGCCAGGCTGAAAAGGGCCACGGTCAAAAATCCGCAGGCCAGAATCAAGGTTAACCGGGGGGATTTGCCCGTAATAAAGCTGGGTAACGCGCGGATTGTCCTGTCCCGACGCAGGCGTCGTAAAAAGGGGCAGCGTTCAGCCCTGAAAGGTGGCGGCAGCGTGCTTGTGGTGGGAAGCGGATTTTATAGGCACGGGTATCACCTTCATTAAACCACGCCAGCAGCGCCTGCTGCCCCTGCTCTCCGGGCATCCACGCCAGCGTGAAGCTGGTATCTCCGGCGGATTTCTGCCCCTGCCCGGTCGCGGTCCAGTCCGCATCTTCATCATCGAGATAACTGTCGTCATAGGACTCAGCGGTCAGTTCGCCGGGCGTCAGGTCTTTAACTTTAGCCAGACGCGACCAGTCAACGTCTGAAAGCGGGTTCGCATAAGAGTCGCCGCTCCCGTTATAAACCCACAGGGTGGTTCCGGCACCTTTCACCGGTATTGCTGGATTTGGTACAGGCATATCGTCCTCACATTTCATAGGTAATGACATAAGTCAGATCGGCAGAACTCCACAGGCCCGCATCATCGTCGCGCCGGTATTGCATCCGCCGTGGCGCTTGAGGATGCGAGCACGACGAAAAAGGGGATAGTACAGCTCAGCAGTGCGACCAACAGCACGTCTGAAACGCTGGCGGCAACGCCAAAGGCAGTAAAAGCAGCCAATGACAATGCTGAGAAACGTCTGCAGAAAGACCAGAACGGCGCTGATATACCCGATAAGGGACGCTTCCTGAACAACATTAACGCGGTCAGTAAAACAGACTTTGCTGATAAGCGTGGTATGCGTTATGTGCGGGTTAACGCTCCTGCAGGTGCAACATCTGGAAAATATTACCCTGTTGTTGTTATGCGTTCTGCTGGCTCAGTAAGCGAACTGGCATCAAGGGTCATTATCACCACGGCAACGCGAACCGCAGGCGATCCGATGAATAACTGCGAGTTTAACGGATTTGTTATGCCTGGTGGCTGGACTGACAGGGGGCGTTATGCTTATGGAATGTTCTGGCAATATCAAAACAATGAACGAGCCATCCACTCAATAATGATGAGTAATAAGGGCGATGATTTGCGCTCTGTGTTCTATGTTGATGGCGCTGCTTTCCCTGTTTTTGCGTTTATCGAAGATGGCCTGTCAATATCCGCACCTGGTGCTGATCTCGTTGTTAATGATACGACCTATAAGTTTGGGGCAACAAATCCAGCGACTGAATGTATCGCGGCGGACGTTATCCTTGATTTTAAGAGTGGGCGTGGTTTTTATGAGTCTCATTCGTTAATCGTTAACGATAACTTGTCGTGCAAAAAACTTTTTGCCACAGACGAAATTGTAGCGCGTGGTGGTAATCAGATTCGAATGATAGGTGGGGAGTATGGTGCATTATGGCGTAATGATGGCGCTAAAACTTACCTGCTGCTTACCAATCAAGGTGATGTTTATGGTGGCTGGAATACATTAAGACCGTTTGCTATTGATAACGCAACCGGCGAACTGGTTATTGGAACCAAACTGTCCGCAAGTCTGAACGGTAATGCATTAACAGCAACAAAGCTGCAAACGCCAAGACTGGTTTCTGGTGTTGAGTTTGATGGTTCCAAAGATATTACTTTAACCGCCGCGCATGTGGCTGCTTTTGCCAGAAGGGCAACGGATACGTATGCCGATGCGGATGGGGGCGTTCCATGGAATGCCGAATCAGGCGCTTACAATGTCACCCGCTCTGGCGACAGCTATATTCTGGTTAACTTCTATACCGGAGTCGGAAGTTGCCGGACCTTGCAGATGAAGGCACATTACAGAAATGGAGGTCTGTTCTACCGTTCCTCAAGAGATGGCTATGGTTTTGAGGAAGACTGGGCAGAAGTTTATACCTCGAAAAATCTTCCACCAGAAAGCTACCCAGTCGGTGCACCAATCCCGTGGCCATCAGATACCGTTCCGTCTGGTTATGCCCTGATGCAGGGGCAGACTTTTGACAAATCTGCATACCCGAAACTTGCAGCCGCTTATCCGTCAGGCGTGATCCCTGATATGCGTGGCTGGACGATTAAGGGCAAACCTGCCAGTGGTCGTGCCGTATTGTCTCAGGAACAGGACGGCATTAAATCGCACACCCACAGCGCCAGCGCATCCAGTACGGATTTGGGGACGAAAACCACATCGTCGTTTGATTACGGCACTAAATCCACGAATAACACCGGGGCGCATACGCACAGTGTGAGCGGTACAGCCGCAAGTGCCGGAAACCATACTCATAGTGTCACAGGCGCATCAGCAGTCAGCCAGTGGTCACAAAATGGGTCAGTACATAAGGTAGTGTCTACGGCCAGTGTGAATACAAGTGCTGCAGGAGCGCACACTCATAGTGTCAGCGGCACAGCCGCATCTGCAGGTGCTCACGCACATACTGTCGGTATTGGTGCTCATACGCACTCTGTTGCGATTGGCTCACATGGACACACCATCACCGTTAACGCTGCTGGTAACGCGGAAAACACCGTCAAAAACATCGCATTTAACTACATTGTGAGGCTTGCATAATGGCATTCAGAATGAGTGAACAACCACGGACCATAAAAATTTATAATCTGCTGGCCGGAACTAATGAATTTATTGGTGAAGGTGACGCATATATTCCGCCTCATACAGGTCTGCCAGCAAACAGTACCTATATTGCACCGCCAGATATTCCGGCTGGCTTCGTGGCTGTTTTCAACAGTGATGAGTCATCGTGGCATCTCGTTGAAGATCATCGGGGTAAAACGGTTTATGACGTGGCTTCCGGCGACGCGTTATTTATTTCTGAACTCGGATCATTACCGGAAAATGTTACCTGGTTATCGCCGGAAGGGGAGTTTCAGAAGTGGAACGGCACAGCCTGGGTGAAAGATGCAGAAGCAGAAAAACTGTTCCGGATCCGGGAGGCGGAAGAAACAAAAAACAGCCTGATGCAGGTAGCCAGTGAGCATATTGCGCCACTTCAGGATGCTGTAGATCTGGAAATCGCAACGGAGGAAGAAACCTCATTGCTGGAAGCCTGGAAAAAGTATCGGGTGTTGCTGAACCGTGTTGATACATCAACTGCACCTGATATTGAGTGGCCTGTAATACCTGAAGTTTAAAATAAAAGCCCGCTTAAAATATCGCGGGCTTCGAAATATAAATGTATTTTCAGAGGCTAGAGCTTAGGATATCTCAGCGGCAATTAACTTATGAGGGATAGCTAAATACCAGAAGATAA